TTTACTGATTGCGTCATTTAAAATGTCGTTTAAGTACATAGTCGTTCTCCAATGGCACACCGTGTACCGGGCGGGGGATAAAAAAACCCCTAGACTTTCATCTAGGGGCTAGGGTTACGCTGCCTTTGTTTGACGGCGGTTCTTGATAAAAGCGTAAGTCGTTCGCAGATTTTCTGCTGACTTAACGGCTAGCTCTTCACTGATGCTCTGCATTTCCTCCATTGCTTCATGGAAAGATTCGCACTTAGCAACGCATGACCATGAGTCATCGATGTCTGACTTTTGGTTGCGCTTGAAGTAGTACAAGGTGTCATCCATGTCACCGTTAAGGTTTTGAACGAACATAACGTGCAGTTGATACAGCTCATCGAAGTCATCATTGAGGATGGTCAGCAACTCTTCGTTGTTGATGTCCATACCGACATGCTCTTTGGCACGTTCGGCAGCGTCACAACCCCAAGGCGCTGCGTTGATGTCGTCTGCCTTAGTGTTGGCATTGAACAACTTCCGTGCGTTCCAGCATGATTTGTCCATGATTTCCTGAAGGCTACCGACGACTGAATACGGATGAAAACCATTGGGGTTCTCAAGAGACTCAGCGAAGGCTTCGAACAGGGCGTCGATGGGATCGTTGTCATCATTCATGTGAGACAAGATGTACTTGGCAAGATCGCCTTTGAAACCGCGTCTGCCTGCATTGTCGCGTAGGGATGTTGGGATGAAGCTATTGTTTTGGATTGTCATAAAACCTCCTGTTATGACGGGTGATGCTGCTTAAGTGCAGCCAATGTTAGTAACGCTAATATCAACAGATCAAAAAATCAACTGATCGTCGTAATCTTCCATTGTTTCTTCATCGTGCTCTTCCAAGTCTAATAAGAATAACAACGGATTTCTGAACGAGAACGGTTTGTCATCCTCGTTGATTTCAGGGATTGAGTCCCAATGAGGCTCATTGAAGTTAAGTGGCTCGTTGTATTTGATCATAAGCACCTCCATGCTTTTAAGTTTACTACATCATAGACACGTTATTGTATCCACTAATAACAACCGTTCGTCACGAACGTAGAGAGTGATGTTTTACAGCGGCGGGTATAAAAAAAGAGCAGTTTAATGACATGCTCAGGTCTAGGAACTAGGGTTTACGGCGTCATGAAACGTCATGAAATGGCACTAGATCTCGTGACAATGGGTCACTTTGTCCCAGTTGATTTCGTGCAAGCGGGATGTATCGTTGTACAACCACTTGATGCACTCCTCAGTACCGTCTTCAAAATGCACAGCTATTTTGTCGGTGAAAGGAACGTCTGGGAATTTCTCTTCCCAGTCAGGTACTAATCTCCAATGAGACATTATAATTCTCCTTTATTAATGAAACTCACAGGGTTCATCGACGTAGTAATCGCAGCCGCATACATCGCAATACACGAGTGATTCAACAGGTTCTTTGAACTGACGTGCGATGTAATCTTCAAGAGCGTACATTGTCTTACGGTTCATGTCGTAAGCCTCATAGATTGCTTTTGGGACTACTCTTACGTTGTCGTCACCTACGCCATGAGGGTAAAACGTGTCGCCATTCTCATGGTAATACAGCTCGATCATGTCGTTTTCGTTTGTCATGTGACTCTCCAAATGATAATAATGAATGTAAAAACAACAGCCGTACACATGGAACGTAGTGGAATGTGATTTGACTATGATCATTTACAATGATTATGGAAGGGTACTACCATTTAGGGTGTAACAGGATAGAGGGGTTTGTAACAGGATGTGTAACAGGTTGGTGTACCATGTTAGATGTCCATTTTTAAAGGGTTGTACCAGGGTAACAGGATGAATCTAAGTTCAATTCAAATTAGAAGTAAAACAATAAAAACAAATCGTGTTTATTACGAAGTTGGAACTTACCTGTTACCTTGTTACATTTTGGGTAGGTACTAGGGAATAGTGACTAGGATCAATGGGTTACGCGATGTAACAGGTAGATTTCATCCTGTTACACAACCTGTTACAACCTGTTACAGCACCGCGCCGCCGCCCTTAGCCCCCAAATCCTAGACAAATGTCGGTTGTCGAGTGTCAATTGTCAAAAAGACAACAAATGTTATTGGAGATGAGCACATAGTAACCAGTGCTGGGTATAAAAAAAGGCGCTGGGTTGCCCCAACGCCCTGTGTGCTGCCTATAACTCGTCTAGCTCGTCTTCGATGTCCATGATTGCGAGTGCCATGATGCCTATGAGTACCTCTGTTGGGTTGTCTTTGGCGAATGCTAGTGCCTGTGATCCCATGCCTTTGAACTTGGTCCATTGGTTATTAGCGGATGCCTTTGCTGCTGCTGCTGCTTTTTCGGCTGCTCTTTTTGCCTTGGCTGTTCGGGCTGCTCGTTGTGCGAATAGGGCTTCGAGGTCTGCTGCTCTTTTGAGTGAATCTTTCATGTCGGTTTCCTTTTGAGTGTATTTCATTGATGGTTTCCTTTTGGGGGTAGTTACTTTGGTTCGTAGCATAGCCACGGTTGACTGATGTGATCCTTTAGCTTGGTGCGAAGGGGGTCTTGTTCACAGACTAGGGTCGATGGCAAGTCGGTGACGGGGACGAGAGGGACGTTTGAGTAGGCGTAAGAGACTAGGGTTAATGTGATGAATGCGATGATGATGAAAGCGGTTTCTTTGGATGTGAACATGAGGTAAGTCCTTAACAATGAGTGAATGTGCAAAAACAACCGTGCGTCAGGAGCGAAGCGAGTGATGTGGTGGTAGAAAAAAGCGTAGGAGTCCCAGACAAGGTTCCTAGGTCGGAAAACGAAAACAAGGTTCCATGATTGAAATCGGGGGAAGGGGTGCCCGAACTGCGCGGGGGGGAGATAGTGCGTGAGCGATTCAGAACCCTATTTTGAAATAAATTTTTTTATTTTTTCTGATATGATTAGTGTTACTAATATCTCGGCTAGCAAGTATGTTACAAACTGATCGCTACTGCACAGGATGTAAAACCAACAAACTCAAAGACGAGTTCAAAACACAAAATATGTGCCACAGCTGCTACCACATCCGCCGCAGCGCACGTTCAGGAGCTGACCTGTTACATTATTTCCGCAAAGGCGTATCCAAACTAAAAAGCACCCGTATCAAACAGGGAGTTGAGTTTTTAGTAAACGCGGAGGATCTCATGGAACTCTGGGACGCTCAAGGGGGCAAGTGCGCCCTGTCAGGTGTCTTCATGACTCATGCCCCTAATGGCGATCCGTTTACCTCTAAAAATGTCAGCGTCGATAGGCTAGATCACTCGAAAGGGTATTACCCGCAAAACGTGCAGTTGGTCTGCTCTGCGGTCAACATGCTACGCGGTTCACTATCGCAAGAAGACTTTACTTGGTGGATCTTGAATATTTACAAACACCATTGCGAATAAGTATTAGTAAAGGTAATATTCGTCTATGAGCGAAGACGTATATGCAGAAATGCTTTCCATTGATGGTTTTGAGTCCGCGATTCTGGGGACAGGAACCCGTGATGGTGAAGTGGAAGTTTTAATCTACGACGGACGACAGGCAGCTAAGTTGTTTGAAGTTTTGAACCCAGAGGTAAACATCCCTCTGTTTTTAGACTACCTGTCTAGCATTGGCGAAGAACGACGAATGCCGATCTTTGTTTATCTCGATGAGGCCGTGAGTAACGATGTCAGCAGAAAACAGCGACTTAACGTCCATTGATAAGTATGTGACGAACTCGGTGGAGTTCAAAGCCCATGTCCCTTACATGGGGCTAGAGGACACCCGATTAACCGTCCAGCAAGAAAAGTTGGTCATGCTCATTTGTAGCGGGATGACTATCGCAGCAGCTGGCAGGGGGGCGGGGTACTCCAGTAAAGACACAGCGTACAACGCGGCGAGGCTACCGCAGGTAAAAACAGCCGTTGAGTATTTTAAGGAGCAGATGCGGGAAGAGGTGAGGTTCACCCACGCAAGCGCACATTTAATGTATATGGACGCGTATCAAGCGTCTGCTACGGCAACGGAAATGAAAAATACGGTGGACAGTCTAGTCAAGTTGCATGGGCTAGCCGCACCGGAACAACAACCGACGGTAAACATACAGATTAACGCGACGACGAAGCATCTCGAACGGATGTCAGATGAGGAGTTACTGTCAATAGCAGGCAAAGACAATCAATACCTAGACCCCGCAGCCGTAAATGAGTGAGGTCCAGATACAACAGATTCAATGTCGTAGGTGTAAGAACCTACACGGAGAAACTTTGTTCAGTGGCAGCGACCCTCTATGCGTCTACTGCAAGGCGGACGACGCGGAGCGTCTAGCGACACCGCCTCCAGTTGAGCCAGAGCCTATCGTCGAGGAAATAGAAGAGACAGTAGAAGACAAAGCCCGTGCGGAGTTGGCCCTTCGGTTTCTTACAAGAAAGAGGTTACTACCCTTTGTTGAAAGATTTAATAACGACTATCAAGCAGGATGGGTGCATAAGGATGTCTGCCAACGCTTGGAGAAATTTTCGCGCATGGTGGTGGAGAAACAGTCCCCTAGACTTATGCTTTTCTTACCTCCGCGACATGGCAAATCGACTCTGGCAAGCATTGCTTTCCCCGCGTGGCACTTGGGGCGCAACCCCAGTCACGAATTCATCAGCTGTTCTTACTCAGGTTCGCTCGCTATGGGCTTCTCTCGTAAAGTCCGTGGTCTTTTGCGGGAGCCAAGCTATAAAACTGCTTTTAACACTCGTCTCGATCCTGAGTCCCAAAGCGCAGAAGCGTGGCTCACTACGAGCGGCGGCGGGTTTGTTGCTGCTGGTGTGGGTGGCGGTATCACTGGTAAGGGCGCTCATGTCCTAGTAATCGATGACCCTGTAAAGAATAGAGAAGATGCCGAAAGTCAAAACAACAGAGACGCAAACTGGGATTGGTATACGTCAACGGCGTATACACGGCTGGCTCCCGGTGGCGGTGTGTTGGTTATTCTTACTCGCTGGCATGATGATGATCTTGCGGGACGATTACTCAAAGCAACGGCTGAAGGCGGTGACGAGTGGGAGGTTGTTCGATATCCAGCTCTTGCCGAAGAGGAAGAAGACTATAGGGGATATGGCGAAGCCCTTCATCCTGAACGATATGACGTATCGGCCCTAGACCGTATACGAAAGGCAGTTGGCCCTAGAGATTGGTCAGCTCTCTATCAACAAAACCCCGTTGCTGATGATGGGGATTATTTTACACGGGACATGATTCAGTATTTTGATGAAGACGATATCGACCTTGATGAAATGCGGTTTTATGTTGCGTGGGATTTGGCGATCGGCAAAAAGGACAGGAATGACTACTCGGTCGGCATGGTTGTTGGAGTCGATTCTTTTGACCGCCTGTATGTTGTGGATGTTATTCGTGGGCGGTTTGACGGGTTCGAGTTGGTAGAACAGATCCTAGATCTGTACGAAGTCTGGAAGCCCAGCATCATTGGTATTGAGAAGGGTCACATTGAAATGGCCCTAGGTCCGTTCCTAGAGAAGCGAGTCCGAGAGCGCGGTTTATACGAAGCGTATTTCAAAGACCTTAAGACAGGGCGTAGGGATAAAGAAGCACGGGCTAGGGCCATCCAAGGTCGTATGCAGCAGGGCATGGTGTTCCTGCCAAAGAATCAGATCTGGACAGGGCCGCTAGTAGCAGAATTGCTACGGTTCCCTAATGGCATTCACGATGATCAGGTCGATGCCCTTGCGTGGTTAGGCCTGATGATGACTGAGTTTGCGACATATCAAGCACCAGTGGTTAAACAACTATCGTGGCGAGACAGGATCAATCTCCTGAGCACCTCGACACGCAACAAGTCAGCTATGAGCGCCTAATTATGAGCAAGTACGACGACGAATCAGTTTTAGCGGACACCCAATGGGATCGGTACATCCGGGCTAGGGACAATGGGCATCTTGAGTATGTTGAGATGGCTAAGAAGTGTGACGCGTACTATCGGGGGGATCAGTGGGATGAGGCAGATATCGCCGCATTGGACGCTGAAGGCCGTCCAGCGCTGACTATTAACACTATCCTACCCACCGTAAACACGGTGTTAGGCGAGCAGAGTACCCGACGAGCAGACATTCAATTTAAACCAAGACGAGGAGGTGATGCAGAAGTCGCGCATACGCTGAATAAGCTGTACATGCAGATTGCCGACAACAACAAACTAGATTGGGTCGAGCAGCAGGTGTTTTCTGATGGTCTTATCCTGGATGGCCGGGGATATTTTGACGTTCGCATGGACTTTAGCGACCACGTTGAGGGTGAAATTCGTATTTCAGCCAAAGACCCTTTAGACATCCTGCCCGACCCCGATGCAAAAGACGCAGACCCTAAGACTTGGAGCGAAGTATTTGAAACGAAGTGGATGACGCTTGATGAAATCGAAGAACTCTACGGAAAGAAAAAAGCGGGGACTCTCCAGTTTATTGCTGAAAATGGAAATTCGTATGGAAGAGATAGCATCGAATACGAAGAGACTCGGTTTGGTGATGTTGATTCTACAAACGATTATTTGGGTGCTGGTATACCGGGAGATGACGAATACCGGACTGTAAAAGCACTCCGTGTTATTGAACGGCAACATAAGCGGATCACCCGCATTGATTGTTTTGTTGATCCTAACACTGGCGACCAGCGCGAGGTGCCTGAAGCGTGGAACGACCGCAAAGCTAAGAAGTTCGCAAAAGAGTACGGTTTAAGCATTATCACTAAGACCAAGCGTAAAGTCCGATGGACTGTAACTTGCGACAAGGTAGTCTTGTTTGACGATTGGTCGCCCTACAACGACTTTACGATTGTGCCTTATTTTGCGTTTTTCAGAAGAGGGCGTCCTTTCGGTATGGTGCGAAACCTCTTATCCCCACAGGAGCAGTTGAACAAGATTGCAAGCCAAGAACTTCATATCGTTAATACCACTGCAAACAGCGGGTGGATGGTAGAAAGTGGTTCATTGGTCGGGATGACTGTCGATGACTTAGAAGAGCACGGTGCTGAAACAGGCTTGGTCGTTGAATACGCCCGAGGCACTAACCCACCGCTCAAAATTCAGCCTAACCAGATTCCTACGGGCCTAGACCGTATTTCTCAGAAAGCGGCCCTAAACATTAAGGCCATATCCGGTATCAACGACTCCATGTTGGGTACGGATAGCGCCGAAGTGTCTGGCATCGCTATTCAGGCCAAGCAGAATCGTGGCGCGATCATGATCCAAGTGCCCCTAGACAATTTGCGAAAGACGAGGCAGTACCTCGCAGAAAAGGTCTTAAATCTGCTACAGACCTTCTACACCGAAGAACGGATCATCCAAGTCACAAACGAAGATGACCCCCTTAAGCCAAGAGAAGAGATGGTGATCAACCAGCAAACGCCTGAAGGCCGAATCATCAACGACCTTACGCTGGGAGAGTACGACGTCATTGTGGCTACAGCGCCAGCCCGTGACTCCTTCGACGAGGTTCAGTTCGCTGAAGCACTTAACCTGCGGCAAGTAGGCGTTGCGATCCCAGATGACGCGATTATTGAGTATTCACACTTGGCTCGTAAGGGCGAACTGGCGAAGCGTATCCGCATGATGACAGGCGTCGAGCAGTCTCCAGAGCAGATGGAGTTTGCCGCTATGCAGCAAGACATGGCTATGCAGCAGTTGCAGCTTGAAATCGCCAAGTTGGACGCCGAAGTTAAGAAGATCCAGTCGGAAGCAGCT